TGATAAGTTCTACGCAAATGGTGCAAATTCAAATGTTGTACTATCTCACCCAGCAATCTTAAATGATGAAGCATATGAAAGACTTAAATCAAGTTTCAAAAATCAATATGTTGGTGTTAAAAACACAAATAAACCAATCCTACTTGAAGATGGAATGAAAATTGAAAAGCTTTCTGTTAGTAATACTGATTCTCAATTCATAGAAAATAGAATTTTTACTAAAAATGAAATTGCTTCTATATATAGAATTGCACCACATATGATAAATGAAATGTCAAAAGCTACATTTAGCAATATTGAGCATCAATCACTTGAGTTTGTTAAATACACTTTGATGCCTTATCTTGTAATGATGGAAAGTGAGTTAAATGAGAAGTTAATTCTTAGTAACAGACAATATTTCAAGTATGACACTAACGCTCTAGTTAGAGGTGATATTAAAACAAGATATGAAGCTTACCAACTTGCAATCACTAATGGCTTCCTAAGTAGAAACGAAGTTAGAAAAATGGAAGACCTAGATTCAATCGAAGGTTTAGATGAAATGCTTACACCTATGAACATGAGTCAAGTAACTCAAGGTGGTCAAGATGTAGCAGGAAAAACATTAACACCAGACCCAGTAGTACCTGCACCAAAGTAGGGAAAAAAGTGTGTTTTTTATTAATGTATAATTACAGTAAGGAAGGTTTAATATGAAAAATAAAATTACTTTAGAAGATTTAGCAAAAGTTAAAGAGCATAAGCGGAATTACCAAATGGCAGTTGCTACTGGAAGTGATACTGTTGACAATGCAATTGACTTGTCTGAACGAACAATTTGGTTCACTGCGGTATCAGAAGATAACAAAGGAATGAGAGAAACTTGGTCAGGTGTTAGATATATTGAAGAAATCGATGTTGCAACTGTTAATGTTGACAACTGGAGAATTTTCATAAAAGACCATACTCCCTCTACAGATAATGTGATAGGTAGAATTGTCGAGACTCTAAAAGAAGATGGAAAGTTGAAAGCTAAAGTAAGATTTAGTGAAACTGCACCAGCTTCTGATGTTTTTAGAAAGTATCAAGAAGGTATCTTGACTGATGTTAGCATTGGTTATAGATATGACTTAAATGATGCAACTATTATAGATGATGATGTTCCCTTAGTAATACTCAGAAATGTAGAAGTATTCGAGCTATCTTCAGTTTGGCAAGGTTTCGACTCTGGTGCTAAACTCGGGAGAGATGCGGATGCAAAAGTTGAAGATGCTGTACTGCCAACTTTGGAGTTGGAGGAGGGTGAAGTAGAAGGTGGCTGTGATGCCTTTTTAGTAGCAGAGAGAATAAAATTGATGCGAAGAAATCTTAAATTAAAAATAAAAACAGGAGATTCAATATGAACGAAAAGTTAAACAAACTAATCGACGCTAGAGCAAAAAACTTTGAGGCTATGAAAAGACTAAATGATTTAGTATTATCAGAAGACAGAGCTTACACAGCTGTAGAAAAAGAACAAAATGAAAGAATGGAAGCAGAATTCCAAGACATCGAAAACAACATCGAAAACCTTGAAAAACTTGCTAAAAGAGAAGCTATCTTATCTGAAGGTGTTAGAAAACCACTTTTTGCTGGTAAATCAGATGATAAAATAACTAAAGATGATGTAATCAAAGCTGATTATGAAGCTAGAGTTTTCCCAATGTTAATGACAAGAGGATTTGAAAGATTAAGTGATGCTGATAAAGGTGTTGTTGCACAATACAGAGCTGTATTAAATGTTACTACTCCTGCAGAAGGTGGATATTTAGTTCCAGTTTCATACCAAACAAGAATCTTAGAAAAATTAAGAGAAATGGATGTTATGAGAGGATTAGCTACAAACATCAGAACTTCAAGTACAGAACTTATCCCAGTTGAGGGTAACGATGCTACATTTGCATGGTTAGATGAAAGTGGTGCTTATGGTCTTACAGATGTTTCATTCGATCAATTATCAATTGCTGCTTATAAAGCTGGTGGTATCATCAAAGTTTCTGAAGAGTTCTTAGCTGATGCGTTTGTTAATGTTGAAGAATACTTAACTAAAAAAATCGCACTTGCAATGAGTTCATTACAAGAAGCTGCATTCATTTCTGGAAATGGAACTAAAAAACCTACAGGTGTACTTGTAACTGCTCAAACTGGTAAAACTGCTGCTCTTGCTACAGCTATTACTGTTGATGAAATGTTAGATCTTATGTATTCTGTAAAAGAAGGTTATGACAAAACTCTATTAATGAATAGAAGCACTGAATTAGCTCTTAGAAAACTTAAAGATTCTAATGGTCAATACTTATGGCAACCAAGTTTAACTGTTGGAACACCAGCTACATTTGATGGTAAACCAATCGTTACTTCTCAATATATGCCTTCAATTGCTACAGGAAACAAAGCTGTTGCATTCGGTGATTTCAGTCAATATACTATCGCTGATAGAGGTGTTATGTCTGTACAAAGACTAAACGAACTTTATGCTGCTAATGGTCAAATTGGTTGGAGAACTAATGCAAGAGTTGATGGAAAACTTCTTGTTGCTGAAGCTGTTAAAACATTGGTAATGGCATAATGGCAAAAGCTAAATCTGAAAACGGACTGGTAAGGGTGAAAATCCTTACAAGCCTATCAGGTGTAGGCTTTAGTTTTAAGCTAGGTGAAATTGCTGAGATTGAAAAATCTTTTGCAGATGAACTTATCAAAGTGGGATATGCAGAGTTAGTATGAGTGCTGAATCAACTTACTCACAAACATTAAGTAGTGATAGTACGCTCAATGGGATTATTAGTGACAGGATTTACCCTGTAAAATTCCCTCAAAATGTAGCGTACCCTTCTTTAATGTATAGAGTTGAGGCAGACATAGATGGGTTGTTAGATGTTTCTAGTAACCCAAGCGGTGTTTTTGATTTTGAAAATACTTTCAATTGTAGTTCTTATAGCCAGGTGATAGCTATCACTGAGGCTTTAAAGAATATTTGTTCAGTAAATGATTGGAATATATCACATTTTATTGACAATGACTATAATGAAAATACACAAACATTCTCAAGAACTTTAAATATTATAATAAATTCAAATTTATAAAGGATAATTTATGGCAAGTTCAGCAAAAAAAGCACAAGGTACTACTATTAGTATTTCTGCAAATGTTTCAACACCATCATACACAGTTATCAAAAATGTAACTACTATTGATGGTATTCAAGGTGGGTCTGCTTCTGATATTGAAGTAACAGATTTATCAAGTACAGCTAAAGAATATGTAACTGGTCTTATTGACAATGGAGAGATTTCTCTTGCAGTTAAATATGATTATGATGATGCAGGACAAGGAATTGTTCAAACAGCTCTTGAAGAAAGTGCATTATGCAAATTCAAAGTATCTTTACCAATTTCTGGTGATGAAGTAACAGGAACAACTTTTGTGTTCAATGGAACACCTAAAACATTCAGCAAATCTGTTGGTGTAGATGGTGTAGTTGAGAGTTCAATCTCAATCAAAGTAAGTGGTGATATTACAATAACTCCAGCTTCTTAATAACCTAAGGGGAGCTTTCCCCTTATGCTATAATTCTAATAAAAAGGATTTATAGTGAGAAAGGTTACAGTACAACCAACAAATCTCCCAATAACATTAGCTACAGCAAAAGAAATTGCAAGAATAGAACATGATTATGATGATGCTATAATAAATAGTATGATTAAGTCAGCTTGTAAAACTGCTGAATCATTTACAGGTATTCAATTAACAACTGGTACTTTTATTGAAGCTTTACCTTCTTTTGCAACACAAATAAATCTACTATCACCTCTACAATCAGTGACATCAGTTAAATACTATGACTCTTCTAATGTACAACAAACAGTTGCATCTTCAAACTATAGAATTTATACTTTTGGTAAATCACACTATATTGAATTTGATGAAAATTACTCATTCCCAGCTGTGTATAACAGAAGTGATGCAGTACAAATTGAATTTGTAGCAGGTTATGCAACTACACCTGAAGATATAGCTTCATGGATAGCAATTAGAGTTGTAACACTTTATGAGAATAGAGAAGAGTTTGTAAGTGGTTATGGTACATTGTCAAAAATTGATGAAAAATATTTGAATCAATTTTTATATCCTTATAAGATATTCAAATGATAGTTAAAGTTCTCAGAGCTTTTGCTTTATTTGCTGAGAATCAAATAATTGAGACAAAGCAATATGCTATAACAGAAACTAGTGTAACAAACCTTATTAATGAGGGTGCTATACAAATTGTTATGGATTATATTGAAAAAGTAGATAACTTTGATGAATATATCACTTATTATGGTAAATCATATGGTGGAGCATTAGAGTCTGATAGTGTATGGACTATAGCAAAAACACAAATAAGTGGAACAGTAACAACTAGAACAGTATTCCATGATAGAGCATGGAGTGATAGGACTACTTTATGAGTATGGAATTAATAGATGGTTTGTCTCTTGAACATTTGAACATAATAAAAAATGAATCAGGTGGTGGCTCTTCAACAACTGTTGTAAATAATTTATTATCTAGTTCTGCAACTTCTGCCCTTAGTGCTAACCAAGGTAAAATACTGAGTGAAACAAAACAAGAAAAGTCTGAAATAGGTAGCACAGACACAAATTATGTAAATGTATTTTTAAGTACATTGTTAAATTAAAAGGAAATATAATGAGTTTAGATGCAAATTTACAGTTAGGATTTCAACAAGTAGCTACTGCTATGAAATTGAGAATATTAGCTTCTGAAAAAGGTGCTAATAATGGTGTTGCAACTTTAGGAAGTGATGGGAAAGTACCTTCAGGACAATTGCCTTCATATGTTGATGATGTAGTTGAATATGCAAATCTTGCAGCATTCCCATCTTCAGGAGAAACAGGAAAAATTTATGTAGCATTAGACACAAATGTTACTTACAGATGGTCTGGAACTGTTTATGTAAAAATTACTTCAGGAGAAGTTTCAAGTGTTGCAGGTAGAACGGGAGTAGTTACTTTAACTAAGATAGATGTTGGATTAGCAAATGTTGATAATACAAGTGATGTGGATAAACCAATATCAAGCTCCACTCAAACAGCTTTAAATTTAAAAGCTAATCAAAGCACAACTTATACTAGAAATGAAATTAACACCTTAGCAGCTAATTATGCAACAAATACAACTGTTACTACTCTATCTGATAATGTAGGAGCAACTAACACTGATTATGTTGCAGTATTTAACGCAGCTCTGGTATAACAACTATGAGCTTAAGTACGGGAGTATCTTCTTTATCTACTGCAATTGGTGCAAAGATAAAAGAGATAATAACAACACTATCAGGTAAACAAGCTACTTTAGTTAGTGGTACTAATATTAAAACTATTAATGGA